TCCCGAAGGCAGAGCGCGGGCAGTACGACCTGGTCGGTTCGGTGCGTGGCTATGTGCGCTACCTTCGCGATCAGGCTCTGAAGGCGCAGGCCGGTGCGCCGGACTACGCAGCGGAGCGGGCGCGCTTCATCCGGGCGCGGGCGGACCTGGCCGAGATGGAGGCTGAGGAGAAGCGGCGCGCGCTGATCGCGGCCGAGCAGATCGAGGGCGCCTGGATTGCTGTTCTGGCCCTGCTCAGAACTCGCCTTCTGGCCCTGCCTGACCGGCTGGCGCCTCGGGCCTTTGAACAATCAACCGTCGGAGACACCCGGACCCTGATCCGTGCCGCCATCCGCGAGGTGCTCGATGATCTCGCGCAGCCAGACATTGAACTCGAGGCCGACCCTGAGATTGAGGGGATCACCGATCCTGAAGCGGACGGTGGCGAAGGCCCTGGCGGTTCTGAAGCCGCCGCCGGACCTGACCATCAGTGATTGGGCTGACCAGAACCGGCGGCTGAGTTCTGAGGCCAGCGCTGAGCCTGGCCAATGGCGCACCAGTCGTGCCGAATACCAGCGCGGCATCATGGACGCGATCTCTGATGCCAGCGTCGAGACGGTGGTTGTTATGTCATCTGCCCAGACGGGCAAGACCGAAACCCAACTCTGCTGTGTGGGCTATCACATCGACCAAGATCCTGCCCCGATCATGGTGGTGATGCCGACAGAGCGGGACGCGGAGACGTGGTCGAAGGACCGCTTCTCACCGATGGCGCGGGACACGCCGTGTTTGCAGGACAAGATTGCCGATCCGCGTTCGCGGGACGGCAACAACAAGATCCTGCACAAGCGGTTTCCGGGCGGGCATCTGACGATCGTTGGTGCGAACGCACCCTCGGGGCTTGCGAGCCGACCGATCCGGCTGCTCTTGTGCGACGAAGTCGACCGCTATCCGTTCAGCGCGGGGACTGAAGGCGACCCGGTCAATCTCGCGAAGAAGAGGACGGTGACCTTCTGGAACCGGAAGATCGTGCTGGTCTCGACGCCCACGAACAAGGGCACCAGCCGGATCGAGGCGGCCTTCGAGGAAAGCGACCAGCGCCGGTTCTGGGTGCCGTGCCCGGCGTGTGGCGCGGAACAGGTGCTGACCTGGGAACAGGTCAAATGGGCGAAGGATGAGGCCGGCGGCCATCGCCCGGAAACCGCCCACTACCACTGCGCGGACTGCGACGTGCCATGGACGGATGAGACCCGCTGGGCGGCGATCTCGAAGGGGCGCTGGATCGCGGAGGCGCCGTTCAACGGAACGGCCGGGTTCCATCTGAACGAGATCTATTCGCCATGGGTGCGGCTCGAGGCCATGGCCAAGGCGTTTCTGTCGGCGCGCGCGGGCGGGGACGAGACGATGAAGACCTTCGTCAACACCTCGCTGGGTGAGACCTGGATGGAAAGCGGTGAGGCGCCGGACTGGCAGCGTTTGCAGGGGCTGAAGGAGGACTGGCCCGCGGGCTCGGTGCCTGCTGGTGGTCTCTTCCTGACGGCGGGAGCCGATGTCCAGAAGGACCGCATCGAGGTCGATGTCTGGGCCTGGGGCAGGGGGCTGCAAAGCTGGCTCATCGATCACATCGTGATCGAGGGCGGCCCGGGCGATCCGGCGTGCTGGCGGAAGCTGACGGACCTTCTGGGTCGAACCTGGCAGCATGCCAGCGGCACACCGATGAGCATCGCGCGGCTCGCCATCGACACGGGCTACGAAACCGCGGCCGTCTACGCTTGGGCACGGCAGGTCGGGTTTGCACAGGTGGCCCCGGTCAAGGGGCTTGAGGGCTTCAATCGCGCGAGCCCTGTGACGGGGCCGACCTATGTCGATGCGACCATCGGCGGCAAGCGCCTGCGGCGGGGCGCAAGGCTTTGGACGGTGGCCACCTCGACCTTCAAGGCCGAGACTTATCGCTTCCTGCGCCAGGACCGCCCGACGCCGGAAGAGATCACCTCAGGTGCCTCGTTCCCGCCGGGAACGGTGCATCTGCCGGGCTGGACGGACAGCGAATGGCTGAAACAGCTGACGGCCGAGCAGCTGGTCACGGTCAAGAACAAGCGCGGGTTCGCGAAACTAGAATGGCAAAAGCTCCGAGAACGCAATGAGGCGCTCGATTGCCGGATCTATGCGCGCGCTGCCGCTTGGATCCTCGGAGCTGATCGCTGGTCGGACGCGAGGTGGGAGGAGTTGGAGCAACAGCTGGCACTGAATACTGCCACCGCGGACAGCGATGCGCATATGAAGCCAACGGCCCGACGTCGGGTCATGCGGTCAAGTTATATGGGGTGATGCGCTATCCGTGCCACGGCCGTTTGCCGGTGCGATGGCTTTTGAGGGGGCCGCGTCTGCGGGCGGCAAAATTGTCCTGAATGATCATCGTGATCCAGCGGGCGTCGATGTCCTCGGGGTCGAAGACCTCCCCATACCAGTCCAGCATCTGCTGGAATTGATCATGCTCGGGGTCTGCCATGGCGTCGAGGAACTCTTCGAACCCTGTAAGCCCGCCGACGTCTTCCGGGGGCGCGCGGCGCGCACCATCGACGAAGCGTGGGTATTCGACGCCCGGCTCTCCCTGTCGCGGCTCACCCATCATGATGCGGTGTTGCCAGTTGTCGCCAAAGTCATAGAGGTAGAGGAATTCGCGCGCGCCGCGGTCCATCAGCGTGCCGAGGCGAATACTCTTCTCCTTGTAGACTTTGCGTTCATCGAAAACGTCATCAAGGTCAGGGACCCCGTAGATTTTGTCGCCCACCACGAATTCGTGGAGGTGATAATCCTGCCAGCGCATCACGACCTGAATGATGTCGTGCAGCGATGCGAGGGTGGTGGAAAGCGGCAGGTCGAGTTCACGCCATACGAGGGGCGCGGTCCCCTCGAGTTCAATGCGAACGCGGGCGATGGTTTCCGTCATGACGAGCTCCGTCTTGCGACACCGACTGAGGATAAAGAGCGCGCACGATGCCGACAATCACCGACCTTCGCACCCGGCGCGGGGCGCTCACAGCGCAGCGATCCTCTGGCGTGGCCCGGGTCAGCTACGACGGCAAGACGGTGGACTATCGCAGCATCAGTGAGATCGACCGGGCCATCGAGGCGCTGGACCGTGAGATCGCGGCGGCCGAGGGGCGACGGATCGTCCGGCATGTGCGCGTGACGACGGCGAAAGGGCTCTGAGTCCATGGGCCTCTTCGACCGTTTCCGCCGCCGGGCTACCGGCGGCCCCACTGCCATGCGCGCGCGTCTCGAAGGCGCCATGGCAAAGCGTCGGCTCCGCGGCTGGAACCCGCCGCTCGAAAACATCAACGCGCTGGTCGCCTCTGGCGGTCCGCGACTGCTGGCGCGGTCCCGCGAGTTGGTGGTGACGAACGGCTATGCTGCGAATGCCTGCGAAGCCTTCGCAGCAAATCTTGTCGGCGATGGCATCAAGCCGTCCTCGCTGATCGGGGACGCGGCGCTACGCGACCAGGTCCAGAAGCTCTGGCTCGCCTGGACAGATGAGGCCGATGCCGATGGGCTGACGGATTTCTACGGCCTGCAGGCCATGGTCGCGCGCGAGATGTTTGTCGCGGGCGAGTGCTTCGTGCGCTTGCGACCGCGCCGGGCAGAAGACGGGCTGCTGGTGCCGCTACAGTTGCAGCTTCTCCAGTCTGAGATGCTGCCCTTTGAGAAAACCGAGACGGACCCGAACGGGAACCGCATCCGATGCGGGATCGAGTTCGACCTGATCGGGCGGCGTGTGGCCTATCACTTCCGCCGGCGCCACCCGGGCGACAGTACCGACCAGCGGGTGGCGGTGCCCGACACTGTGCGCGTGCCGGCCGAAGATGTGCTGCACATCTACCGGCCCATCGACGCGGGCCAGATCCGGGGGCTGCCGCATATCGCGCCGGCGATGGTGCGGCTGTTCCTGCTCGACCAGTACGACGACGCTGAGCTCGACCGGAAGAAGACCGCGGCGATGTTCGCGGGCTTCATCACCAAGACCGCTCCGGAAGACCCGATGATGGGAGAGGGCGAGGCAGACAGTGATGGGGCCGCCATCGCGAGCCTCGAGCCGGGGACCATGCAGGTGCTGCTGCCGGGCGAGGACGTGAAGTTCTCGTCCCCGGC